AGTCTTGATCTTAGTCCATGTGATAATACCCTTTTCAATTCGGAAAGGATTGTATTTTCACTAGGAATGTTGTAATCTAAGGTTGTTATATTTCTTGCGAAAAGATTTCTAATCTTATCATAAGAATAATAACCAAAAATTACATCTAACATCAAGGAGAAATTCTGAAGGGATGTTATCATAGAATTTGATAGTTTGAAATATTTTTTATTTCTCATTATCAATTTATGATATAAGGAGTTAACCAAATCTACTAAAGAATTGGTACTACTTGGAAGGTAATTTCCTTTGATTTTAAAATAATCATACAACACTGTAAAAACAATGTTGGGATTATTTATATTTCTAAGGATACCTCCAAGTGGTAGTCCAGTTATCTCTCGGTTATGGCTCTCTTGAATTCATCTTTTAGCAAATTCATATGTATTTGAAGATACATGTGTCTTTTGCAAAGATAATTCAACACCAAGACCTTTGATCACTTTTATATACTTCTGGGCGACCTTGTCATTTTTTATGACAATGTCATCTCCAAGAATTATATATTGATCAAAGTTCTTGTATCCACAAAGTTGTGCACAATAGTACACAACTAAGTGATGAGTCAAGGTGAAGACACTTCAAGAAGAATAAGTACCCATGGGTTGACCAGTTTTGTATTTTAACTGTCAACCTTCTGGAGTACTAAAACTTCTTTCTTGAAGGATAGATTGTCAAGCTTGTGCTAGTTTCATATCAAAGATTCTAGCCATAAGCCTTTTCTGTAATTCTACAGGAAATCTATCTGTTGCTGAACTTAAGTCCAAGGATCAGAAATTCTCATTATTAATCTCCCATTTATTAAATGGAGATTGAGTGTAAGTCCTATCACAAGGAAGATTTTGAAGTTTATTCATTATCTTATTGTGGATAGGTTTAAGATATAATTGTGAAAAGTAATCACTGATCGCAATTATTCTTAATTTACACTCCGGATCTTTTACAAAAGATATCTTTCCCAAAGTTCTTAACTTTGAGGGTTTTATCATTTTGTTAAAAGCTTCCGAATAATTCTTAGAAAAGAAATCTATCCCCTGATCTGTTGTAATTTTGAAAATTCTATCCATCATTGGATAGTCAAAATTTAACAGATCCTGCTGAGCTGATAATGTTGCAGGACCATTTGGTCCCGCCTTTGTTGAAAGATATACATCTTTCAATTTATCAAACTCAGGGTGGGTAGATTTTAATCTATATTCTTGAACAAACTTATTGATTACACCTGATGGTATAATATGAGTCATTTTTGATTCATTAGTTATACTATCGTAATCAGGTTTGATTTTGGATCACTCTTTACTTGTTAAATCCCAACTTCTAGTGAAGTTAAGGATCGTAAACAAGTATTTTAATGATTCCAAATTACCATCTACAAGTGGTTTCAAGAAGGAGAAAACTTTTGGTCAACCTTCTTTGTCTATTCCTATCATCATATCATTTAGGAAAAGGGGA